TCACCGCAGCGGACGGTTTCTACGCTCAGAAGCTGGACCCAGAGAAGCGCAACCAGTTACTCAACACCGTGAGCGGTCGAATCTTCCAGGTGAAGGAGCACCAGCAGCGTCAGGCAGAAATGCGCGAAATGCAGGCCGAACGCGTGCTGAATCAGATGGATCGTCAGGCCGCGACCGGCATCCCCCCAACACCGGCGGATCAGCAACGGTGGAAAGCCAAGCTCTCAGGCACGTCATTGGCTGGCGAGTACAACACGCGCATCGGGGAGATGACCGAGGTTCAAAGTCTACTACGTCAGCCTTTGGCGGTTCAGCAGCAGTACATAGAGCGAAAGCGCTTCGACATGGCGAAGAACGGCGCCAGCGTGACAGAGCAGGCCAACGTCAGCCGCCTGCAAACCGCCGTCGACAACAACATCAAGCTGTTGCGCGAGAACCCGCTGACCTTCAACGCCATGCGAACCGGGCAGGACGTCGAGCCGCTGGACGTTACCGGCATTACAACGCCAGAGGGCCAGGCCAAGCTGGGCGAGCAGATCGCCAGCCGCTTTGACGTCGTCAACTCTGTGCGCAAGGCCTACGGGCCTGAGGTCGCACGTAGCCCGTGGAAGCCGGAAGAACAGCAGATGCTTGCGTCGTTGCTTGCCCAGGCTGACGATGGCACCAAACTGCAGCTCTTCGGTGCGATCGCCGCAGCGTCTCCCACAGGCTCGGATTATTCGGCAGCCATCAAGCCACTGGCGGCTGACCAGCCGATCACTGTGCTGGCTGGCATGGCGCAATACCGCGAGCTGAAAGGGCAGGACGGAACCAACGTTCCTCAGACATTGCTCGCCGGCGCCAAAGTGCTGACCGATAAATCCACGCCGATGCCGAAGGATTCTTTCTTCCGCGCGGCGTTCGATGAACACGCGGGTACCGCGCTCATGCCCGGCACGCCGCAGCGCGAGCAGGCTTATCTGGCGTTCAAATCACTGTATGCGGGGACCGCAGCGGCCAAAGGTCTGGCGTATGACGAGGGCGACGACCTCGACAGAAAGACCGCGCAGGCCGCGTTTGACATGGCCACCGGCGGTGTCGCCGAGCGCGCCGGGGCCAAGGTCATCAAGCCTTACAACATGCCGGACAAAGACTTCGATAAAGCTGTGGATATACAGCTTCAGGGCTTGGCAGAGCGCACTAAATTCCCCCTTGGCCAGCTCGAAGATATGCCGCTGTCGCCGGTACCGGGCAAGGAAGGCGCGTACTACCTGCTGAATGCCGGCCGTGTGCAGGTAGATCCGGCAACCCATGAACCGATAGTGGTGAAGATCAAATGAGCTGGCTAGACGGGATGGTCGAAGAGAACGAAGCCGCGAGCCAGGATCAGCGGCTGGGCCGAACTGAAGAAAAGTTGGCACCTGGTGTATTCACCGGGTCTTATGACGCGTTCGGCCAAGGCCTTGTGCGTGGCGGGATCGAGGCAGTGAACACCGCCAAGTCGCTGGTGGTACAGGCTGCCGGTGCTGAACAGGCGATGGGGCTTGGCCTTAGCGGCATGGTGCTGGATGGGCAAGACGCCCAGCAGCAGATTGACCAGGTCACCACTGACACCGAGCGCCGAGCGGATGAAATTGGCAAGGACACCGCTCAGGCTGTTGAGCTGCTGCGCCCTGATCCGACAGAGGTGGGTGTTGTTGGGCAGATCCTGAGTGAGGCAGGGGCGGTTCTCCCTCGCACCGTGGTGGGTGCGCTCACTGCCGGCCCTGTAGGAGCGGCGGTTGCTGCTGGCGCCCCGGCAGGCTTTGCCGGAAAGCAAACCGCTGTGGCCGAAGGTATCGACGAGGCCACCGCCTACGGCAAAGGCGCAATTGATGCGCTGACTATCGGCGTCGGCGCTGTGCTGCCTGCTGCGCGTTTCGTGAAACCATTGCTCGGTGACGCTGCAATCGCTGTAGGAGCGAACGTAGGGCTGGGCATGGCTGGGCGTGGCGCTACTGCGGAACTGCTGGAGCGCGGCGGCTACACCGCCCAGGCCGCGCAATACAAGACCATGGATGCAACCGCCATTGCCACAGATGCGATCCTTGGCGCTGCGTTCTTCGGCATTGGTCGTGCCGGCCTGCGCCGTCCAACCACAGCGCAGGTGGATGCGGCACTGACTGAGCGCACTTATCAGCACGCCGATATCGGCACCGCGCCGGGCGCGCCGATCAATCCCAAATCGGCCGTCGCCCATCAAGAGGCGATCCGCACCGCCATCGCCCAATTGAACCGCGGCGAAGCCGTTGTGTTGCCGGAAAGCATCCACACCGCAGAGTTTATGCGCGCTGCCGACGAGTCCGCCCCAATCGCCCCCAGTCGTGACGCCGCACTGGCCACCGCACGGCAGGATCTGGAGCCGGTGTTTCGCACGCACCTGGAGCAAGAAGCGGCGGGCATCATGTCCAACGTGAAGGATGCCAAGGCTGAGCTGTCCGCAGTGTCCCGCACTATCGAAGGGCTGGACGACACGTTCCGCGCTCGAGCAAAGGAGTTCCAGCAGCAGGGCCAGAGCCGCAAGCGTGCAGAGCAGTCGGCCCGACAGGCGATCGAGGCCGAGCGCCTTGACCTCCGCGACCGCCAGTCGGCGCTGAACGACAGCCTCACCGGGAACCGCACCGCCGAGCAAGCCCGGGCAGATCTGGCGGCCATGGGTCGTGGCGAAGTCCCGGCGCGTTTTCAGGAAAGACTGAATCAGCGGGCCGACGCCATCGTGCAGGGCTTCAGCAAAACCCCGCTTGCCGCCGGAGTGGCCGAGGGCAACACCAAGCTGACCATGGCCCAGGTGGCGCAACAGGAAATCCGCCGCATCCTTGACGATATCGAACTGGCTGAGCCGACGTTGCAGGCCAAGCCGCTGGATATTGGCGAACCACGTGTTGCAGAGAAAGCCGCAACAGATGCAACAAAAACTCCAAAAAATGCGACAAAACAGGCAGAAAGCAGTACATCTGCCCCAAAAAATGCAACATCAGAGCCAAAAGATGCAACACAGCCTGTTGGTGAGTCGGCAGATTCTGACCCGGTCGTGCAGGTCGCGGATGAGATTCTGTCCCGCATGGACGATATGCGGTTGTCCACTGGTGCGCTGGATGCGGACGGCAACCCGATCACCGTGTCTGCTCGGGAAATGCTGGCCGCAGCCGATGCCGATATCGCCAAGGCTCAGCAGGAATCCCAAGGCTTTGCCGCTGCTGCTGCCTGCTTCCTGCAACGCGGTTTCTAAATAGTCGGGAAACCGTCTACCTCACGCCCATAGGCTTGCCTCCAACCCAACAGGAGGCAGGCCATGCGCGCCGAATGCATTCAAGCCGTCACCCAGGCCATTGGCCGATCCCTCACGCAACCCGAAATCCAAGGCATCGAGGATCGGTTGCGCCGCAACATGCGCCAGCTCGCCCAGACCGATACCACCTGGCAATCGAAGACTGCCGCTGACCGTCTCAGCGAGGCCGCTGCCAAATCCGCCAAGGAACTGGTTGAAGAGCAGCAGCTTAAGAAAAAGCGCGTGGCGCTGACCATCATGGCTCACGACCGCATTGACAGTTACATGAAGCGCTTTCCTGATCAGCCGCTTGAAGGTCTCGACCGGTTGCTGGCGTTTTCCAGTGACGGAAAGAGCGGGATCCTGTCGATCGAATCTTCTACGCGTGCCATCCGCGACGACGCATTGAGTCGCATGCTTGACGTCATCGATGTAACCAAAGGCAAGTTCATGGGCCTGTTCCAGGACGAGGCCGGTAACTTGGCGCTGGTGCGTGAGCTGCACGGCGAGGACTCCGGCAACGCCGCTGCCAAGACGGCAGCCAAACAGTTCAAGGACACGGCCGAGCAGTTGCGCCAGCGTTTCAACCGCGCCGGCGGCGACGTCGGCCTGCTCGATGACTGGTCTATGCCTCGCGACCACTCGCAGGTGAAGGTGGCCAAGGATCAGGCCAAGTGGGTGGGCGACCACGTGCAATGGGCGAACCGCGCCAAATACATGAAGGAAGACGGCTCGCCAATGAATGACGCCGAGCTGACAGACTTCCTCAATCATGCGTGGACAACGCTTGCCACCGGTGGCGTGAACAAGCTGGAGCCGGGCAACGTCGCCGGCAATGGCATGCGCGCCAACCGTGGGAGCGAGTCGCGACAGATCCACTACAAGGACGCCGAGTCTTTCATTGCTGCCCAGAAGGCCTACGGCGAGCGCAACCTGCTGGAGTTGCTGATCGGTCACATAGACCGCGCATCCCGCGACATTGCGCTGGTTGAATCGCTCGGGCCGAACCCGAACAACCAGATGCGCTACTTCCTGGATGAAGGTCAGAAAGTCACTGACATGGCCGATCCGAAGCGGGCCGACAAGACGGCAAAGCAGCGCCGCAAGATCGAACACCTTTACGAAGAGGTTGCCGGCACCCGGGAGCCGCCAGCGTCCGCCGCACTGGCCAACGGATTCGAGACTTATCGAGCGCTCAACGTGGCCAGCCGGTTGGGATCCACCGTACTCACATCGGTAACTGACCAGGGCACGCTGGGGCTGACTGCATCCATGAACGGCATGCCGGTGATGAAAGTCTTCGCCAATGAAATTCGCATGCTCAACCCGGCCAGTGCAGCGGATCGGCGCATGGCGCAGCGGGCAGGGCTTGGCCTGAATCAACTGATCGGCAGCCTCAACCGCTGGGGCGCAGACGGGCTCGGGAGCACCGAGCAGATATCCGGACGAGTTTCGAAGTTCTCGCAGACCGCCGCGTCCAAGGTCATGCAAGCATCCGGACTCAACGCATTGACCGCCGGCACACAGCGGGCGTTCGGCGCCACAATGATGGACACCATTGGCGATATGTCCCGCCGGCACCCGACCATTGCGGCCATGGAACCGGCGGACAGCAAGCGGCTGCTCGGGCAGGGCGTTACTGAGACGGATTGGTCTGTATGGCGCCTGGCGCAGCCTGAAGACTGGCGCGGCGTGGGCGACACTGTGCTGACCGCGAACAGCATCTACCGCATCCCTAACGCCGATCTGGTGCCACTGGCCCGTCAGCTCAACACAACTCCGCAGCGCCTGAAGGATCAGGCTGCCACCAAGCTGTTGGGCACCGTGCTGGATGAAACCAACATGGCGATCATCGAACCCGGCGCCCGCGAGAAAGCCATGATGCACGGCGGTGTTGAGCGCGGCACCGTCAAAGGCGAGCTGTTGCGCTCGTTCTGGCAGTTCAAAAGCTTCTCCATCGGCATGGTGATGCGTCACGTCGCGCGCGGCATGGCACAGGAGGGCTGGGGCAAGGCCGGCTATCTGGGCGCGTTGGTCGCCAGCACCACAGTGCTGGGCGGCATGGCCATTCAGTTGAACGAGGTGGCAAGCGGGCGCGATCCGAAGAACATCACCGACGATGGAACGCTGGGCGTGCCGGGCCTGCGCTTCGGTATTGCCTCGATGCTCAAGGGCGGGGCGATGGGCTTGTACGGCGACTTCCTGTTCTCGGATAACTCGCAGGGGGGCAGCTCGCCGCTGGCTGCGCTGGGCGGTCCAATCGCCGGCGATATCGAACAGGTTTTCAAGTTGAAGGACAACGCCGCTGCCGGGGAGGTCAACCAGACCGGCGCCAAGCTGGTGAAGCTGGCAAAGAGTCATTTGCCGGCGGCGAACCTCTGGTACACGAAGGCCGCAACCGATCACCTGATCTTCAACCAACTGCAGGATTACTTCTCGCCCGGGTATCTGCGCCGCATGAAGCAGCGCGCTCGCAAGGAATTCAAGCAATCGTACTGGTGGGAGCCGGGCGACACCGCACCAGATCGCGCGCCAAGCCTTGGCGCCGCTGTAGGAGGACAGCCATGAGACCTGACCAAAAATTGCGCCTTGAAACGCTGCGCGACGATTTGCTGCAAACCGCCGTTCTGGACGCAGACCCAAAGCGCTGGGTTGGGGCTGGCAAGGCCCCAGTGGACATGACACAAAAGGAAAGAGGGGATGCTTACTGGTGCCGCAAGATGGCTGCAGCAACGGTGTCCTTGCTGACGAAGGTCAACAACATTGTGACGACACATGGCGCGCCATCGGCAGGAACTCCAAAGGATGACGGAGAATTAGACGGCGAGTTGGCCAGTGCTGAGCGTGAAGCACAGGCCATCATCGATCGGATGCAGAAGGCCGGGAATGTCCACTGAGCCAGAGCAACCCAAGGCAAAAGTTGGGTTTCTGGTCTTTTTCCTTATTTGGGCCAACCGCAGAAAATGGGCCGTCCCTGATATTCATATCAGGGCTGTCCTGTGGCTGGAATCCAAGGGCGAACTTGCGGTTTTGCGCTGCTTCCGGGGCTTCGGCAAGTCCACGATCCTTGCGATTTACAACGCCTGGCGTTACTACCGCGATCCCACATTCCGCATCCTGCACCAGTCCGAATCTGACGGTACCGCCTACAAAACGAGCCGCGACACCCAGAACGTCATCCGAAGTCACCCGCTGACCCGCCACATGCTGCCGCCAAACAAGGGGCAGGTTGAACAGTGGTGGGTTGAGGGCGCTGCCGACTTCCGTAACTCGTCTATGTACGCCCGAGGGATTCTTTCTAACGTCACTTCGGCGCGTGCCGATGAATGCCAGAACGACGACGTCGAGGTGCCGAAGAACATCCAGACGCCGGAGGCACGCGAGAAGTTGCGGTACCGGCTGGGCGAGCAGACGCACATCCTCGTGCCTGGTGGGAGCCAGCTCTACATCGGCACGCCTCACAC